AGTCATTAATTGATTTACTTGTGTATCAAAGGTGTTCATATTACTTGGATTAAATTTATCCAAATTAGCCTTAATGAACTCTACTTTTTCAGGAGATTGATAATTTAAGTAACTAGCAAACATAGGATTTTGATTTAAACTATCAAACGCTGCTTGACTATCAAATACATTTTGAGTAGTTGTATTTCCTAACCAACTAGTTTTTTCAACAGGTTTATAAAAAGATTGAACATTGTAATCAGTAATACCATACTGACTTCTATATGCACTATCTCCCCAATTAACTCCATTACCTACTTTCCATTGAGAAAAGTTATTTAAATCTTTAGTATCGTTATTACCTAAAGCATAATTAATATCATAAGGATTATAAATTACCATAATTTAACCTTTCATTTTAAGAGAATAATCTAATGAACCAATACTATCAAATATACTTGGTTCAATATTTAATTTATTTTGTACAAAACCTGAAATAAATTCTTCACTAGCAAGAGTATTATCAGCTAATAAAGCACTTTCTAAATACCCACTAGGGTCTATTAATCTAGTTTTATTCATTAAAGCTGACATTACTGCTTTAACATCATAAGGAGCTACTCTTTCTTGGTTCAATTCCTGTAGTTCCTGTAATTCACTCATGTGTCTATTATAGTTTTCTGTAGCTTCTTCCATTTGTTTAGCTAAAGATTTAGTTTGTTGATTAATATAATCAGTAGCTCCATCAGCTAATTTAGTAATAAAACTTGTACTATTAGAAACTAGTTCTTTTGTAGTCATTTGAGTAATATCTCTTAATAATGACTGAGTAGTTTCTTGAACCATAGTTTGAATATTCTGTAATATACTTTGTGTTACAGTTTGATTAGCTGATTGTGTAAGAGCTGTACTTGCTAACTGAGCTTGAGCTGTTTGGGAAGCATAAGGTAAAGATGAAGTATTATTATACCCACCTAATACCATAGCAATTACAGTAACAATAATAGCAATAATTAAAGCAATAGTACCTTTTAAACCAAAGACTTTAATTAATAGTTTTATTGCATATTTTACTGCAATCTGTACAGCAATCGCTATTGCAAGAGCTTTAGCCATAGCCATAATAGTCATACCAGTACTACCACCGTCTCCATAGTACGCTCCAACAATAGTAACTATAACACCTACTATCTGAATAAACGTTTTAACCCATCCACGAAGCCTTCTAACACGAATTTTAGACCAGCTAAGGGTAACTACTGCCCTATCAGCTAATCGCATTATAGAAGCTCCTGAGAGCCTAGAAACAGTCTTATAATCTAAAGGTATCAAGAAAAAAGTCTGGATATTAGTTTCTAGTTTTTTTCTCTTTGAACCAGAAGTAAAAACAACCTTTACATCTATTTTATCTGATGGGACTTTTTCAACGTATCTTTTTCTATTTCTCTCCCAAAACATAGCTAGCTCATGAATAGCTCTACAAGCAACTGTAACACCATCTAAACTTACTGAACCATGATGATGAACTACATACCCTGAACGAGATTGTCCTGCTACTAAACCTGCTACAGCAATAACATGAAGTTTTCCGTTTGCTAATTGTTTACAGAAATAAGTATAACCATAATGTCCAAAGGTTAAGTTAGCAATATCTGTATCTTGGAAAATAGGTACAGCATTGGCAATATACCTAGAAGAATCTGAACCAAGAGAAATAGAAGAAAAGGAAGAGTTAATATTATTACTATTAAATCTATCATCTAATTCTAATCCATTTAAATTATCGTATATATTAGCTGCTCCTATATTGTACTGTTTACCTGATACAGGAGAAGTATAATAATCATTCCATATTAATTCTTTACTTGGTTCAACTAACTTATCTTTAAGAGATTTACCTTTAATTTTGTATAATTCTATGTGTTTACCTAATCTTACTTCCTTAAGTTCTCTCTTTCTTTTAGTTGTTCGTATTGTTCCGTCAATAATAAATTCTCTAATATAAGTAAAACTAATAAATCCACTAAACTGTCCTGAACCTTCTATNNCCATAAGATATTTCTGTTCTAGGTAATTTATATACATCTTCGTAAGTACAATTATCAGATAATTTACCTACTTCAGTTATAAAGTTTAAATAAGTAGATTGTCCTAATTTAGTATGTAATCTCTTAAAGAATTTATACCAATATTCGTTTACTTCATCAAAATTTGAACCAAGAGTAACAGCAGGAATAAGACTATTATGATAAATACTAGAATAATCTTCTGTAGCTGCTAATGTAGCTGCTGCTTCTTTATAATCAGTATTAAGATACTCTCCCATCTTAATTAAGTGTTTTTCATCACTTGGCTCAATTTCCATTCCATAATGTACTTTAATCTTTCTAGTATATCTTTTTTTATTAAGTAAAGTTCTCTCTGTACTACCGTCTAAACCAGAGGATTTCTTATTAGATTGTTCTGATTGAGTACCTTGTCTATTTGATTTAGGTGCATCAGTTTCAGTTTCGTTATTAGAACCAATATCAGATTGTTTCTTTAAAGCATCTAATAATTTCTGAGCTTTACTGAACTCTAAGATATTTCTTTCATGTTCTTTAGTAGGTAAATAAGGATAGAACTTAAATAAGTTACCATAATTATTAACTGAAATATTAAAATTATTAGTTAAGTGAAAGTATTTACCTACTCCAATATGACTTTCTTCTGTTTTAGTAGCCCATAAATACCTTTCTTCATCATAAATAATTTCTCCATCTTCAGACCATACTTCTATTTCATATTGATAGATAGGTTCTTGAGTATCAGGATTTTTTCCTACAATATATTTACTTTTAAATCTTTGATAATAGATAGTTACTGTTTCTCTTGGTTCAAGAATAGGTATTTCCTCTGTTACAGTAGTATTATCATCAGGTAAATTATCTGTATTAGTTACTACTGTACTTACACTTTCATTTTTCCAATCAGATATTCTATTAGTCTCATATTTCTTAGTTGTGTCTTCTTCTATATTAAGAGTATTAAAACTTTCTTGAGTATGTATTTCAGTTATCTTTTTGCTTATTTTGTTTGATTTAAATCCATTAGAACTAACCCAATAAACTACTCCACCTGATAATTCAGGTGTGTAGTTGGTCTGAGCTAATAAATAATAATCCCCTTTAATTTTAGTAATATCTACTTTAGGGTCTAAAATAAGTACAGGGATATTTTTATCTGTACTTACTTCAAATCCTACCATCCAAGATGAACCTAAATCATCGGGATAATTAATATAGGCATTTGCTTCATCTGCTCCAGTAATTACTATATTTGTACCGTCATTTAAAGGTTCAGTAAAACTATTCCAATGAAATAACTCATTTATATCCTGATAAGTTTTTGCTCCTGAATAAGAAAGATAATCTACATCTACTGCAATTCTCCATTCCTTATTTTTAAGTTCAGGAAGTATTTCTAATATTCTTTCTCTATTTAATCCAAATTCCATTGAACCAGTAGAATTAATAGTAGCGATACCCCAATGACAATCTCTTTTACCAAATCTCTTAGTAGCATAAGAATAATACTGTCTTAAATTGTATCCTGTACCTGATTGTATTGCTCCCATAATACTATCAGCAGGATTACTCCCTGATACCGTTCCTTGCATTGCAGCAGTCTGTATAGGGTCAGCCATCCAGTTAGCATTAAGTAACTGGACATTCTGATTATGGTAAATAGTTGTCTTATGAGCGGATATACCTAATATTGCCATTGTATTCTTTATCCCACAGTTGAATTAGATGTACTTGGTGTAGGAGCAGTACCATCCATTTCAGCATCAGATAAATAATCAGTGTAATTGCTAGGTAATTCAAATGTATTTACTGGCATATTAAAGTATTGAGCATATCTAGCAAAAATTCTATCTACTCCAAACGCAGTAAATACATTAGGAGATAAAGTAGCAATATCTGATGTTTTCTTAGCTGTCCATCCATCTTTTACAGTATTAGCAAACTTATAGAAACTATCTCTATCAAAAGCTTCTGCTTGCATTTTGTTTACTGCAATCTGTGCGCCTAATACTCCACCAATAGATTCTCCATCAATCGTATCTGAATATTGAGCTTTAGATGCTTTAATTGCTTCTGCTGTAGCAGTAACTTGAGCATATGCAGTAGCAGTTTGAGCTTTAATTAAAGCAATCTGTTCTCTGTCTTTTAAGAGAGCTTGAGCTTTTAATTTTAAATCTGCTGCAACCTGTTTCATCTGAGCATCAGCTAACTTAATTTGTTTTAATCCTTGTTGCCATTGTGTATTTTTAATCTTAACATCTTCTTTTGTACCTTCTAGTTGAACCAAGGATAATTGAGTAGCAATTTCAGCTTGGTTTGCTTGATGTTCTTTAATTTGAATATCTACGCTTGAAGACTTAATATTTAATACTGCTGATTCAATCTGAGCTTGCTTCATCTTACGGTCTAATTCTGCTTGTGCTAGCTGTTCTAAAGCTAATTTACGCTGAATACAGATTAAATCAGTTTGAGCTTTAATTTGGTCAATCTGAGCATACTCTTTAGGAATCTGAGCTTCCTGTACTTTAATCTGATAATTTAATAAGTCAATTTGCCTTCTCTGCACTTCTAGTTGAGCATAAGCTAATTCCATCTTATTAGGTAACATTAATAATTCTGCTTTAGCTAGTAAAGTTTGAATATTAGCTGTTCTAACTTGAGCCAACTGAATTAAATTAGCTAAATGAGTTCTATCCTTCTCCAGTGTAAACTGTACTGCTGTTTGTAATCCTTGAACCAAAGATTGAGTATATACAGTAGCTATATCATCATTACTAATTAATCCTTGGTTCTTAACAAAGTTTAATTGATTATAAATAGCAGAAGCTACCCAATCAAATACACCATGTCCATCAATAATTCTTTCTGTTAAATCAGAATTAGTAACAGATACTTTTAATTTATCTGGTTCAGTATCATTCCCCATTAAATCTTTTAATTTATCCATTAATTCTTGGTATTCTTTATCTTTCCAAGAATTAGGGTCAAGAGTTGGAATATTAAATTCACTATCAGGACGACAAGGGATAGATTTATTAGTTACTAGCTCTTGTGCTGTTTTAGCAATGTCTGCAAAATCTGCATCTTTTATATCTTCTAAATTAATTGCTTTATGTTCTGAATATCCTAATTTACTTGGTTCAACTTTATCTGCAAATAAAATGTTACCTACATGAAATGCTTCAGAAGTAATAAAAGTTGCTGGAGATAAATTTAGAATACTATCTGCAATTACTCTTACATCTTCTGCTACTTTATAGTCTAAATCTGTAGGTTTACCTGATTCATCAATACTATCTGAAACTAGCTGTTTTGTAATATTGGGTACATAAATACTTGGAACACATAGATTAACTGTTTCACAAGCTTCTACTCCTACACTATTATTTTTATTAATAGGGTCTAGCACTTCAGAATGATTAAATAAATCTTTATAAGAACCAAGATTACTTTCATCTACCATTATCTTTACATAATTAGGATTTTCTGAACCATAAGATGAAATATCATAAGCATAATTACCTTTTTTCTTTAAAAAGATAGTCATAAATTTCTCCATACAAAATAAAATTCCAAGTAAAGATTCTACCTTACTTGGAATAGGTCTTAAAGATTAAATTGATTAGGACTCTTGTATACTACCATTAGCTGCTTGATTTGCCCCTAAATCATGTAATTCTTGTTCTGTTAATGTGGGTAACTCAATAATACTATATTCAGGTACTAATTGATTACGATGATAATCTACTCCATATTTACTTGGGTCATTTCTTGAACCAGAATGTTCAACCATACGTTGATATTTACGACTTTTAAGCATTTCTACAAACATACGTTCAACGTGCCAAATACCATTTACTGCATTGTATGGGATAAATCTAGTCATGTGAGGAATGACATCATTTCCTACTGTAAAGATTTCTCCAGTCCAATTCTGTTTAGCAGGATTCAGTACATTAATCTGAATCCGAACCAAAGCTCTCATATCTTTAAACTGATTAGCTGCTACATTATTTTCTTTAGGTTTCTCAGAACGAATTTGTTTCATTTTATTACCGACAATTTGTTTCAATTTTTCGGTAGAAATGTTTTGTGGGTAGTTTAAACCTAAATTATCTGCTTGTTGTTTATAATAAGCACGAGTATTTTGTTCTTCAGTTTCTACTTCAATTTGTTGAATATCTTGAGTAGTTTGAGTTTCTTCTGAAGATTCTAAATTTGTTTTCAATTCATCAATAATTTCAGTCATAATAATTTTCCTTTATAAAATTAGCCCATATTTCAGGGCTAATACTATTATATTAAATATTAATAAGGTGCGGTAGTTTTAATTAAGCCAATACGTTCAGGACGTAAGAATAAGATACCGTAGAACCATTTAACTGATGTAAAGCCAATTTCGCCATAAGGGTCATCTCGAGTAGCAGTTTCTTCACTTGGTTTCTTAGTAATAATCTTCATTTTAGATTGAGCATTTTTACCTGTACCAGTTTGGAAACCAATAGTAGTAAATGATTCTGAACCAATACACAACATTGGGAAAATATCATACTTACCGTTAGTATTCCACAGATTAGCATTAGGATTAGCAGTAGCACCTGCACCTTCCCATCGTTTCATTGTATCTACTTCTACAAAACGGAAATCTCCAATAATACCAATCTCATCTTCCATTAATTTAGTAGCAGCACCATATTGATGTGATGGAATTAATGCAGGATTACCAAAATTATCCAACATATTCTCTAATAATGGTTTTAACTCTGAACCAACAAACATAATACGCTGAGTTGTTGCTGTACGAGTATCTACCATAGTTGAACCAGTGATAATCTTAGTAGATTTAGGAGTATCATTAGCTGTTAATGCTTGGCTCAATCTACGCAAAGTATTTACTGTTACTTGTGAAGTGTCATTCATTGTAGCATCTGATACTGCTGAACCAGCATAGATTAATGTACCAGCACCATTCAGCAAGTCAATTTGTAACATATCCTCTTGGATTTGTTCTGCTGCTTTCAATGCTTCAGCATACATACGTTCTAATACTTGTGGGTCAGAGTCAAAATCTACGAACTCTTGAGACCATTCATAGAAGAAACCAAATTTATGGAATGTACCTTCAATTTCTCTACGAGAGAAACCTACACGGTTTACACGTCCACCAGTTTCAGTTAATGCTGGTAAGCGAGATAAGATTTTACCAATATCTTTACTTGAACCATACATATTACCATCTTGGATTTGAATACCTCTAGCATCAATACCTTGGTCATTCAAGTTACGGTCATCTAATAAAGGTAATAAGTGATGTACACGAATACGTTTACCCATGTTTTTNNAGGCATATTAGTAGTATCTGCCATTGCACCGAATTTACGTTTTTTAGCTAACTCTACTAATACTTTTTTCAGATAATAGGCATTAACAGATTGTTGCCCAATAGTACTAGGTACTGGCGCACCATTAATGCCTGTAGGGTCATTATGTAAATGACCTCTTGGATTAAAAGTGTCCATATTATGAGTGCTAGTAGCAGTATAAGCTGGTGTAGGAATAGGATTTAATTGTGGCATAGTATATTCTTTCTATTAATTAAAATATTAAGCCTTGTGTTGATTTAGTAAAGGCTTCAAATTGTTCATCGGTCATAGATAAAAAATCTGGTACATCTGTCAAAATATTATAATTTGAACCAGTGTGGGTAACTCCTGCTGTTTTAGGTGCAGTAGGTTGATTTCTTACCTGAGTTTGAGATTGTAGATTATGACCTACAATCTTAGGTTGCTGTACTACTTGCTGTACTTGTGAAGCAGTTACTTGCTGTTGTTGTTGTTGTTGAGATAATGAAGTAGCAACAAATTCATATAATTCTACAAATGGCTTCTGTAACCAATCATTAGGGATTCTTCCCATAGATTTATCTAAATCAATTACTCTTAATACCTCATCATACAAACCACTATTTTTATCACTGTATAAATGATATAAAGCTTCTGGCTGAGTTCTAAAGAATTCTAAACTATCATCATCCCAATTATCACTTTTACCTAAACTTTGAATTAAATCAGTACCTTTAGGTAACTGGTTCAAGTCTGCTAATACATTTTCAAATTCAGCTTGTTGATTACTGATAATTGCTGTTTGAGAAGTATAAGGTGTTTCTTCTAAATCAGGTAAATCGTAAGTATCAACTTCAGCATCTTTTAATAATTTAGCAATAGCAGCTTTATCATGTTTCTTCAAATCAATCAGGAATTGAAGTGTTTCAGTATTATCTAATCCATTTTCTTTAAGAGTTTTAATTAAACCCATATTAGGCTTAATTGCTTCCATCTTCTTATTGTAATTCATGCCCATTTGCATGAGTCTTACAATATCTTCAGGTTTTTCAACTCTTACCTGTCTACCATTAGCTGTAAATTCAGCAGTAACTTGTTTAACAAAATCATCAGCAGTTAAAGGTTGTACTACTTCTGAACCAAGAGAATGAGTATCTTCTTGTGTATCTGGTTCAGGATGAGTTAATTCTTTAGGTTGTTCTTGAGAAGTTGGTTCTGGGTAAGAGGTAGGAATTTCTACATTACTCTTTAAAAACTCTTCATCAGTCATCCCTAAATAAATATCATCATCCTGAGCTGAACCAAGATTATCAATCTGTTCTGGTTCTTGAGATTGTTCAGGAATATTATTAGTTTGCTCTTCTTCAAGAGTGTCCTGATTACCAGTATAACTAATATTTGTATCCATTATTTTAATCTTCCATATCGTTTTCTAAATCTTGAATTAATTTTATATCAGTCTTTGATTTCTTAGCAATATCTTTAATATTACATAACTCATGTTTAAAATATAATAAAGACTGCATAACAGGTAAATATTCAGAATTATTGGATATTGCCCAATTCATACTTACTCTATTAAATTTATTTTCTAAATATTGAACCAGATTCTGAAAGTCTGGGTTGTTTTGAAGTCGTTTAATACTTTCTCCCAACTCAATATTAGTCTTCAGAATATGTTTTTCATATTCAACCTGTTCTTGAGTAATTTCAATCATACTACTCCTTAAATTTTTGGTAAGGGGATATTACCTGTTTCAGGTACTTTATAAGGAACTATATTTCTTCTAGGAGTAGGCATATTCAGTAAGGTTCTACCTGTTGAATATTCAATCTTAGGGTTTAACTTAGATTTTTTACTCTCAGTATTTGTATTTTTACTTTCTGCAACATTTACTGCATTTTGCCCTTTAATTAGTTCTTGAGCAATCTTACCATGATTTTGAGCATTAGCTTGTGCTTCAATTACTTCTTTCTGTCTTTGATGTTTCACGCCTGATTGCTGTTCTAAGAAATCTAAAGATTTCTGGTCTGTACCAGCTTGTACATCATCCACTTGAGCTTCTACAAAATTACCACGACTTCTAAAGTATTCAGCTTCAGCAGTAAGTTTATCAACCTTAGCTTGTAACTCTTGCATCTGTAATTGTTGTATTTGTTGTTGCATTGGGTCAGGTTGTGGTTCATAAGACTGAATAGCATTCAACATACTATCTAAATTATACAATCTACAAATCTCTGTAATAAAGATTTTTCTCAATCCCCAATCAGCTTCTGAACCAAGAGTTTGAGCTACGAAAGTTAGTTGTTGAGCTTTACCCTCTGCTTCACTATTAGATTTAATACTTACATTAAGGAAGAAATCTCCTTGTAATTCATCTTTCCTAACAGGTACAAACTCATTTTGTGTTACTGCAATAACCTCTTCTTCAGCTAACCATACTTGGTTCATAGCTACGATTTTATTACCAATCTTCTCAATACCTTTAGATAATCTAAATAAGATATCTCCTTCTCTTTGAGTCATAGCAGTAATAGCTTGAGACATTCCCTGTACTACTTGTCCATAAGCATTACCATCAATACCACCTTGAAAAGATTTTACTCCTGTACTGGATTCAGCTTCTGCATATTGCTGTTGAAGCAGAACCATAATACTTTGAGGTACTTCATTAGCAGTGTGCATATAAATAGCTTCTGCTGGATGTACTCCTGTAGGATTATATTCATAATCTTCTCCATCATTAAATTTCTTAGAATTAATGCTATCAAGAAATCCTTTAGGTCTTGCTACTTGTCCATTAGCACTTCTAGCTTGGATATCAATCATACTTCTAGTTAATGCTTGAATAATCTCCTGATTATCCTTTACTAATTCTCCATCTGGTTCTCCATATACAGAACCTTTAACTGGAAGATAAGGAATAACTACAAAAGGAAGTTTGTTATCAGGAAATGGACTTCTTTCTAATCTAATTAAAGTATTCCCTACAATAGTAGCTACAATAGCTTGTACAATACCTGTACCATCAATATCATAGTATCCCCAATATTCATAAGCTTGTAATCTTTTACGAGCTTGGTCTTTAAATTGAAAAGAATTAATTTCATCTACATTACTTCTTTGAAAGGTAGAATCATCCATTCCTAAAATATTTGAACCAAGTAAATTACTAGAATCTGTGGTAAAAATATTATCAATATTATGATAAATACCTGCTGCTTTTAATTCTGAATAACTGGTAGTAAAAGCATATACAGCAAATCTAGCTTGTTCAAAATCTCCTTCACAACTTGGGTCAATAATTAAAGAAGCATTAGGAATAACTTTAATAGCAGGTCTATTTTTAGTTACAACTTCTTCTTTAACTATTTGAGTTTTACCAGTAGGCATAGCTAATACAGGATATCCATACTCAAGACTTGCTTTAATACTTTCCTGTAATTCTTCAGGTAATGACTGGAATATCTCAGAATCTTCAGATGAATCTAATTGTTTTTCTTGAGTCTCTTGAGATACTTGCTCCATAATCTGAACCAGTTCCATTGATTGACTTGGTTCAGGTTGGATATAGTAATATACAGGAATTTCATTTTCTTTAATTTGAGTTTCAGTTTCCCATCCTACTCTAACAATAGCAGTTCCTTCATTAACTGCACTTCTTACTAAATCGTTAATAAACTTAACTTTATCAATAAGAGCATTAAACTGAAAATTTAATATTAATTCATTTTGGATAGCAGCAGGTAAATGATTAGGATGTGTAGCATTTACTTGAAATAATTTACGTTCATTCAAAAATGAAGTCGATAAGCTACCATATCTCCATTCAGCTAATCTTCTAATAACTTTAGGAGTAATACCACTTCTACCTTTTTTAATTCTTCTTTTATCTGTTTCTGCATAAAGTAAATCTACCCATTTTGATATCTTACTAATTTGATTGGAATGTGTAGGTTTAGCTTGATTAATATCATAGAGTAAATCATGTACACTTGGTTCATTCTTCCATTTAGTTAATTTATGTCTAACATCTAAATTAGAAGAGATTAAACCTTGAATTGGTGTATATTCAGGTTTGTCATTCATAATATTGTTCCATTTTCTATACTAAAAATACCTGCCTAATTAAGACAGGTATTGTACTAAAAATTAGGTCATTTATTTAAAAATTAAAATAAAGATTAGGCTCTTAATGCTTTCTCAAAATAGTCTGCATACTTTGCTATATCTTTAGCTCTATCAAACCCATTAATAATTCTTCTAGCGTTTACATAATCAATTTTTGAATCAAGGAAATAATGGTCTAATTTTCTTCCAGTAAACCAACCTTCTATCATACCTAATTTTAGAATATTAATAGCTATTTCAGGATTATTAGCTAATTCAGGGTCTTCAATAAGAGATTTACTTTCATCTAATAATTTATGAGCTTTTAATCTCTTTTCTGCATAAAGGTAATTATCATACCAAGTTAATTGAACCAGTCCTCTTCCATAGAATAGATGAGGACATTCTTTTTCAGTATAGATATCTCTTCTACTATTTTTATAACAGTATTTCATTCCTTTACTGTTTACTTGCCATCTACCGTAAGAATAAGCCTGACCTTTACCAATTTCAGATAAAGGCTGCATTTTCTTAGCTGTTTCATGATAAACAGTAGCAAGAATGTAAGCACGAGATTGAATATTTAATTCTTCTGTATTCCCTAGAATAATACTGATACCGTTTACTTGTTCTTGGGTTAATCTACCATTAAATAAATCTTTACGAATATTGTCAAAAAATTTAGTGTAATCCATAATTATTTTCCAAATAATTTATTAATAAATGCTTTAATACCCTCTGATATTAAATTTAAAATATCATCTACAATATAAGGGAATTTATTTACGAATCTTTCATATAAAGCATCTGTACATACTCCTGAAGATACACCTATACAAATAGAAATCCAAATTGAATGCGCAGGTAAATAGTCTTGAACTACTCCAGCTACTCCAGTTGCCAATATAGATACAATAATACAATCTTTTACCCCTTTAGATTTATTATCCATAACAGCAATAATTAAGGCTAATACTGGAGCAATACTATTCTCTAATTTAAAATGTAATAATAGGTATTCAATTAATCTTTCCATTATCTATCCTTTTTATTGGGTCTAACTTATTTAATTGTCTTCCTGCTACACTAAATAGAAGCCCAACAAAAGGATAAATTGTCATTTGCCAGTTATGTGGTGGGTACTTCAAACCAAATAAACAGCCAACAATTAATAAGACAAACCCCGATAACATTAATATTATATTTGACCAACGATACGCATTTTTGCAATCACATTGAACCAGTGTAATTAATTGAACCAAGGCAAGTGAGTTTAAAACTATTGTCCAAATCCAAATATCCCAGTCTGAGTATCTAGCAAAATTAGGCAGTTCTACTGCTCTAATTCCCCCATTAAAAAACATAATTCCTGATAGCAGTAATATAATAATATTGAAGTATTTGATTCTTTTATGTGCTGCTATTAATTTAGTTAGTTGCCATTTACG